TAAAAAATATCATGTTGCTTCCTACGTCAAGCAATTTTTTAATGATGAAGTGAAGAAGCAGAGATCTATATCTGATCCAAGAAAAACTTTAAAGGCTTTGGGTGAGTTCTATCATACTAAAATGATCAAGGTTATAGATGGACTCAAATCCGATAAAGCAAAAACAGAAAAGAGAACCTTAATGTATGCTGGTTTGAAATATCTTGAGGATCATGAGAATGAGTTTCGCGCTATGCTTGCGCTATATAAAAAGATACAAGATAACAAACAAATTGTTATTGATGAGCTCAACCGAGTAGAAGGTTTAGGGGCAGTGAGATATTTTGTTAAGACTCCGAATGGTTATCAGGTAACTAATCCTGAAGGATATGTACTTCACCTTGATGGGGACATGATTAAGTTGGTGAATCGTTTGGAATTTTCTTATAACAATTTCACGGTAGAGAAGGACTGGAAGTAAATGGAAATAGTAGATTATAAATGCGTCTACTTTACCTTTGGTAGATTTCAACCACCAACTATAGGACACGAAGAAAACTTTAGAGCAGTCAGATCAAAAGCTGGAGGATGTGACTGGTACATTTATTTGTCTCAGAGTGTAGATAGTAAGGGGCAAAATCCATTACCTCCAGATCGTAAATTATTTTACGCTAAGAAGATGTTTCCTTGGGCTACAAACAATCTTCGCAGTGGACCCAAAGATCCAGTATCAATCTTGCAAGAGCTGCAGACACAAGGATATGATGATGCTGTTATGGTAGTTGGATCTGATCGAGTTCCTGCTATGCAGTGGATTAAAAAGTATAATGGTAAGGATTTCTTTTTTAGGAAACTTGAAGTGATCTCTTCTGGTGAAAGAGATGCTGATGGAGATACATTTGCAATATCTGGAACCAAGATGCGGAGAGCAGCTCTTGCTGGAGATCTGGCAACGTTTAGATCTGGTATTCCAAAGGCTTTGAGTGATTCAGATGCGCGGAAATTGATGGAAGAGATTAGGTCTAATATGTCATGAGTTATAAATAAAGTATGATCCTCAAACATTATTGATGAATAGTTTTAGCGAGTTCCATAAGAAAGCACAGGTTGCGGAAACAAACATCAACCGTAACAAGTTTTATCGTAATGAAATTTATAAAGTAGGTGAGTGGATTCTTACGGAAAGTGGAAAGGTTGGAAAGATCATCCGCCGTGGACCAAATTATGTTCTCTGTTTGACTACTGAGGAAACAACTTTTAGGACATGGATTACCGATATCAAAGAAGCATTTGAAATCGGCACTGATGCTTACCGAGAGTATCTCCAGTCTTTGACTCCTGGAGAAAAGAAGCAACCCTTCTCTAAAATTAAAGTAAAACAAGTCATTCCCCCAGACCCCAAAAAAGATAAGATGGAAAACAACGAGTACGTATTAGCTGGAGTCGCCGCACTTTCTGGCAAAGTAAAATATCAAGGTCCCCTGGATCGTGTGGATGAGACCTGGCGTTATGATAACTCTGCCAAGATGGCAAACAAAGACGTTAAAGGTCTTGGTGCATCTGGAGTCGGAGGCGGTGATGCCCCTGGCATGAAGATGGCAGAACCAGCTGGAACACAGGGTAAGCCAAAGGTTAAGAAACCTAAGCACTCTTGCGCTACTAAAGTTGAGCACTCTGAGTGGGGAGAGGGTAACTGCATCAAGGAGATGCATACACTCGATGAGCAAGGTAACATCACTCACTATGATGTTATGTTTGAGCATGGTCTTGAGCATAATGTCTCTGTTGCTTCACTTAATATTCTCGTTAGCGAAATGCATGAGCATGTCATCAACGATGAGAAGAATCAAGAAGTCCTCGAAGCAAAGAAAGCAAAGAAGCTTGATCCAGTTGGTAAAGAAGATGACGATGTAGATAATGATGGAGATTCTGATTCATCTGATTCGTACTTGAAGAACCGTCGCGCCGCTGTTTCCAAGGCGATGGGTAAGAAGATGAAGGAAGAGGTTGGAGAGATTGAAGAGAAGAAAGGTCTCTATGCAAATATCCACGCTAAGAGAGAGCGTGGCGAGCGTCCAGCTAGACCAGGTGAAGAGGATTATCCTGCAAAGGATGCCTTCAAGAAAGCAGCAAAGACTGCTAAGAAAGAAGAAGTAGAACTTGATGAGGTTGCTCCTCCTGGTGATAAAGCAGAGCGCACGGTGAAGCACATCAAAAAGTCATATTCAAAAGATGGAAACCTGACTGAGAAGGAAAAGTCCATCGCTTACGCTACTGCTTGGAAGCACGCTAACAAAACCAAGAAGGAAGAGGTAGAGGTTGAAGAGGGCATGAAAGCTGCTCGTGCTAACGTCGGTGCTTCTACCTGCTGGGATGGTTATGAAGCAAAAGGCACCAAGAAAAAAGGTGGTAAGGAAGTTCCTAACTGTGTTAAGAAAGAGCATACCTTCTCTGACTGGCGTAAGGAGATCGCTGAAAAAAAGTAGTCGGTCCCGTTGAGATCATGCCTGAGATCGAAGACCCAGAGGGACAGAAGCAAGGCGACAAAAAGATGCCAAAGGCACCTAAACAAAAAGTAGAAGCGGCTTGCAATCACACCAAAGAAGGTGTAGAATGTCCCGTACATGGAACTAAGGGTTGCCCAGAGCAAAGATAATATATGAGAAAAATTTGGCATGAGGATAGCATTCAAACGCTATCCTCTTTTCGTAATCTTCAAACATATTATCAAGACATTATCCCAGAAGTTTTAAGTTTCGTTGAAGACAATCAACGAATACTTGATGAATGGCGCTTGGATAAATGGGTTGATGATCGTAACCTTGGTAGAGTTAAGTTGTGGGATGGTGACTGGAGAGTTATTCCATTCCCAATTAACTGTGTGGGAACCACTGCAACTGATGAGGACTTTGAGCTCAGTGAGATGGTTACTTTCACAAAGCTATTCAATACCACAACAGAAAGATGTCAAGAGATTCTTCCTTTAATAAGACAAAGTTTTATTAAAACTTGTCCTCTTACCTTTAAATACTTACAGGAAGATATTGATAATAAACTTTTAAAGTCTGCAACTATTTCTCGTCTTTCTCCAGGAACAATTATTAATCCTCACTGTGGAGACATCGATTCACTCCGTATTCACTTTCCTGTCGTTACAGATCCTGGCGCATGGATTAAAGTCAGAGGAAGAAGAAGAGTATGGAATGTCGGTGAGGTTTTTGCATTCAAAGATCATGACAAGCACTGGGTTAAGCATGAGGGAAGTCATGACAGGATTATTGTCATTCTCGATTATAGTATTGAACAGTTAACAAAACATGGCATAGCTCTTCTAGAAGAGGATCCAGATGCTATATAAACTGTAGAGTTTGGATTAAAACATGGGCGCAGTAGTATCGGTCGTAAAACCAATTATTATGCAACTTGCGACACACCCAGCTGTTAAGAATCTTGTGATTGATCTTTTAACTAAGTATGTAAAGACAACTGACAATAGTATTGACGACATGGTTCTTGTTACTGTTAAGCAACTTCTGTTTAAACCACAAGCCGAAGCATGATATTTGAGAGACAAATAAGGTCTCCCTTTTTATAAATAAAATATAGATATTCGTTAAACCTGGAGAAACCATGTCCTTATACGGAAGAACGGACAGCACCGAGAACCAGACTAAGGCTGGTCGTGGTGTTGTTTCAGACTCAAACACAAAAATAATTGTTTTCATCGATGACACTGAAGCTCAGCTTGAGGAGAACAAGTCTCGCGGTTTGACTTCTCCAGGTTGGTGGGCGTATGATACCTATACCGACATGCACGGTAACACCCGTCACAAAGCAGAACTGATGGTTGTAGTTGCTGGTCCTGAAGCTAACGCTGATGAGACTCTCGCTGATGACGCATACGCAGCAGACGTAGCATCGTCAGTAACTATTACTGTTCAACCTGCAAGTTCCACTTCTTCCTCTGGTGCTGGTTCATTCACCCTTACTACAACGACAACTGGAACTCCTGGAACTCTTGTTTATCAGTGGCAGCGTCAAACCGCAACTGGCAGTCGTTGGACCGATATCACTGCCTCTCTTGATAGCGGTATCACCTATGCTGGTTTCACAACAGCAACTCTCGCATATAGCGGTCTTGCAGATGCTACCCTTAATGGTTACAAGTATCGCGTTAAAGTCACTTCTACTGGCGGTACAGAAGAAGTGATTTCTAATGGCGCTGCAACTCTGACCTTTGGAACCTGATAACTTGTAATGAGATTTGATGAATTGAATGAAGATAATTATCTTCTCTTCGCCATTAGAAATTATGACAATCCTCAGGCAGCAACCAAAGAGGATTTCTTTGAAGACTTGAGGCGCTTTAAATACATAAAGCGCCTCTTAAAAAAGTATTCAAAGGGTGAGGAGATTAAGTTAAATCTTCTTTTAAATCATATCATCATACTGTATAATGTTTTTGGTGAAGCTGCAACTCCTCTCCTATTTTTCAAAATGGAAAAGGAGTTCTGGTCAATTTTGAAATCGCTCATGATTTTCCTGAGTAGATATCCAGAACCAGATACTACAAGCCTAAGGGAAATCAAAATCAACGATGAAATAATAGAGGAGTTGAAAAAGTTATGATGGGATCTGCAGGAATTACAAACGTTGGTCCTATTAATACACCTACGACTGGGCAAGGTGCCATCGCTGGCGTCGATCCAATCATGAAGTTTTCCAAAAGGGCAACTAAAAAACGTAAGAAAATGGAAGCCGCTGGTAAACAGTGGGAACGTCGTAGAAATGATCCTACCTATATAGATGGTAGGAGTCAAGCTGCTCGCAAACTTATTAAACGT